AGCGCTGCACAAGACACCGCGGATAACCCCGGTGCTGTGGCAGTGATCTACAGACCATGCCTTGCTGACTCCCGGAGAATCTACACCACACACGTCGCAAAGCCCCGTGTGCGATCTCAAGACTGCTGCCGCTCGCTGCGGGTCAATTCCCTGCGTGCGCCAACTAGCAGGGCGGACGGAATCCCTTGAACACGGCTTGCAATATGAATGGCGTCCGGCTTTGCCGTGCGTCTGTTTGTAAAACTCGGTCAGCGGCTTCGTCTCGCCGCATTTCGTGCACTTCTTCATTGCAACTCCGATCAGAGAGTAAGAAAGAGTGGCGGGTTTGACTCCCCGGAGAGCCGCCTTCCGGTTGATCGCTACACGGTTGCCCGCGCAGTCAGAGCTTGACGCTTACGTCGCGGCGAAGCCGGTTGCGAGAGTGCCCGAACCGTTGCCGAGAATCTTAACGAGCCAGGTGCCGGCCGCAAAGTCCACAAGTTCAGCGCGATCACCGCGGAGACCGCCGGTGGTCGTGATGTTGAACGTGTACTTGTCGGACGTCGCGGACGTGTGGAACACGTCCGTATTCGTGGTCGTTTCGCTGAGCACGAACGCCGTGCCGGACAGCACATCAGCGCCGAGCGCCGCGATGACGACGGACTGCGTCTGGATCGCGTTGTTGAGGATTTCGTACTTGTCACCGGAGCCGGATGCCTTCGGCAGCGTGATCGTCTTCAGATCGGTCGCAGCGACCGCATTGATGACGAGCAGCCGATTCGCGTGCGCTTCTTTCGTGAGCGTTTGCGTGACGGCGGAGAGAGTGACGACGCGCTCGGCGAGGGTTGCGTCCTCGTTGGCGAGCGTATTGGGGAATGAATCGCGGGACATGGCAGGGTTTCCTTTTCGTGTGGAAGGAGTATCGGGAGCGGCCGGTTAGCCGCCCCCATCAATCACTCCGAGGATTAGCCCGGCATTACCATCGCGAGACCGCCCGCGTCGTAGGCTTCCGCCACGCCGAAGATGGTGTCCGCGGTGAGCAGCGTCGCCAGGTACTCCTGCTTGTACTGCGTCTGCACGCGCGGGCCGAGCACTTCGGCCAGAATGAGCGCGTCGCGGTGCGCCAGCAGGCCTACCTTGGCGGTCGTCGCCGAGGTCGGCACAGGGCAGTTGTTGGTCACATGGACCGACACGCCGTACACGTCGCCGAGCTTGCCGTTGCGGATGGTCTTGCCGTCGCCAACAAACGCCTGTTCCGTGAACCGCGCCAGGCCCATCATCACGCGCCGTGCAACCGGCGGGAGGACGAGGAAACGATCCGACATCGGAATGTCGCTGTCGTCGAGCACCTGGATTCCGCGCCGAATGCCGGCATCGGTGATCGCGGTGGCGTTTGCGTTGCCGGCGGCATCCACGAAAGCGGTCGTGCCGTCACCGGCGATGACGCCCTTGTTCCAAGTCGACGCACCGTCTCCACCGTTCAACGTGCGAGCGGCGAGGAAAATGGTCGTATCCTTGATGAGGGCCATTGCGTAGCCCGCGTCGTCGGTGTAGAACTTGCGCATCGACGCCAAGGCATGCACCTCGGCGATGTCCTCGATCAAGCGCGAATACTCGTAGTGCGCCGTGAGGTTGATCGTCACGCTGGCGCCGGACGACGCCTGAATGGTCGTAACGATCGCATCAGCCGCCTTCGCCGTCGCGCTGCCGCGGCTCGGTTTCGGGAGCTTGATGCTGTCGCCGCGCTTGCCTTTGACGTTCAGTTTCCGCACGAGTGCGGCCAGAACGACGTTCTTCTTGTGCGCGGCTTGAATTTCGTCCATCCACAAGTCGGGCACGAAGCCCGAAGTGGACAGGTCTGCTGAGATTACGTTGTCGTCGCCGTAAGCCATTGTGGCCTCCGAAAAGTTGAGAAAGAAGGGAAAAACAACGTGTCGCGAACATCACGGCTCGGCCCGGCAATGCCGGAAGCTCAAGATGCAAGAGACCGCTTCTCCCTGCGTCACAACTCGGGGGCGGGCACGGTGACTGCGCCGTCGGGGGTGTGCAACCCTACCCGACGGATGACCTACAACTCCATTCTACCAGATTCCAAAATGGCCCTTCGGGCATCCTCCGGCGAAATCAGGCCGCCGTATAGCGGCGCGGCTAGCTTAGCCGCGATGTCCGCGAGCGCCTGCGCCTGCTTCACCCGGTTGACGTGGCGTGCGCAGTACGCGCGGTATTCGGCCCGATGCGCCAGAAGCTCCTCCTCGAGCCGAAAGGCTGGATCGGTCAGGTACAGACCCCACCAGTGCTCGGGGCGCGCACCTTGGCGCTCGCAGTGGACTTGCTCGTGCGCCTGCAGCGCGGGCGATGGCGTACGGCCTCCTGGCGCATAGATTCGGTCGCCGTACGCGAAGATAACCCCTGGCAGCGCGGCGCCGGGGAAGACCGCGACAATCTCCACGTAGTTCGGCGGCCGACCGTCAACCACCTCAAGAAAGCGCATTACCGCACCCGGTTCTCGCGATACGCTTTCTCGATTTCGCCCGACAGCGCCTCGTAGCGCGCGGGGTCTTCCTCCATCAGCTTGAGGACATCCGCCCGACGGAAAATCTTCTTCGAGCCCTTTTCCGGGCCGGCAGTGTTGCCGTCCGAGGGCACAGCCGCAGCCGCTAGGTCGCGCTTGCGCTTCGCCAAGGCCGCGCCAGCGGCGCTCGCTGCCGCCGCTGCGTCTGATACAGCCGCCGCTGCCTGTGCTGCCGCGGCCGCTGGAGCCGGTTTCCCGACGCCTTTCAGAGCCTTCCATGTGCCGAACACCTCGTCGCCGGCATCGAAATCATAGTTCTGGTGCGCCCGGCGTAGCAGGTCGGTACGCACCCGCGAGGCTTGGACCCACGTCCGAAACTCGGGATCGCTCAAGATCGCCTCGGCGTCCGGGTGTGCCGTGTTGAACCGCTCGGTCGAAGCCACCGCCCGGGAAACAGCCCTTTCTTCCGCGGCCTTGCCCAACGTGTCACGGATCTGCTTGATGACCGGGCTCTGCTCGATCGCCTTGGCAATCGCTTCCTGCGGGGCGCGGAAGAACTCGGCCTCGTCGACCTGGACGGGCGCAGGCGCTGCAACCGGAGCCGCCGGAGCGCTCTCCTTCGCGCGCGCCAGTGCTGCCAAGCTCGTATGGATCGCCTGGTCCGCGCGCCGACGCAGCTCACCCAGCTCGCTGCCCTGGCGGCCGATCAGCTTTTGCGCCTCGCTGTACATCTTCGCGAGTTCCGCCGGCGACTTGCCCTGCAGTTCAACCGGCAGATCAGCGGGCGCAGCCACGGCGGGAGCCGCCGCTGGCGCGGCAGCCGGCACCGCCGCAGGTTTGGCGACAGGCGCCGGGGTTTCAGTGAGATCGACGAACTCTTCACCGGCTTCGACTCTCGGTTCCGGCAAAATTGCTTTATCGCCGTCCTCGAGGACTTCTTGACTCGACGATGGTAGAACGACTGCGGTAGCCATTTGCTTTTCCTCTCGCTCAAAGGGGCAGGTTGTGGGAGCGACCGGCTGCCCCCGAAAGGGCCGGCGCTGTGCTTGTACTACTTATACGTGCCGTGCGACTCCTGATTGCGGCGCTCTTTCGCCAGGTGGCTTTCGCGGTTCCGGGTCCACTTATCCGCCGCGCTTGGAAAATCCCCCGTGATGCCCTCGAGCTTCGCGCGCGGTGCGGCGATCTGCCGCAGCGCAAGCTGATCGCAGTCCGGGCATTGCACTGCGCGCGTCTCCGCCTCAACGAAGTGCTCGCTGATATGTCCGGCGATGCACCTGAAATCAAAGACCCGGACGCTCATTCGGGATCGACCACGCGCGCAACGCCGCCTGTTGACGCCGCCGCCTCGCCGCCTTCTTGCTGGGCGAGCAGCTCGTTGTAGGCCGCCTCGTGAGTCGCTTGGTGCGCCTGCAGCCACAGCATCATCGCCAGCTCGCCTTTGCGAAACCAGAGCTGCTCGGCGGTCTCGATGCCCGCCACCGAGTTGCTGGTTACGAGCATCTCGTCCACCTGTTGCTGCAGCCGCTCCCAGCCGGGCGTGCCGTACATGGCGAAAACCTGGTCATAGTGCTTCTGCAACTCGTCGTTCTGCAATGCCTTCGTCGTCATAGCCGCTCCTTTCGCTCGCGTTGATGGTCGGGGGCGTGGGCTTTACCCCACTTCGGCTGCACACGGGAGCGAAGCGCGCGCCTCCGTTGACCCCCGTATTCTTTACGCCAACAGGCGCGCGCCCCGTCCGTAGAACTGAGGTTGCGGGCGCGGCACCATCACTGGCATGCGAACCGGCACCGGCACGGGGACCGGAGGCGGAGCCGGCGGCGCTTTCGCCCGGGCTGCCGAGGCCGCCCCACGCGCCTTGATTGCTTCGCTCGCGATCGACGCCTGCGATTGCATCTGCGCGATGCGCTCGTTGGACACGATGTCGCGAGCCTTGAGCAGTGTGTCCGACATCGCCAAGCGTTGCTTGAACGCGCGATCCTGCTGGTCGGCTTGCACTTGGTA